CAATCTGGCACCAAGAAATAGAGGATATCCTTGTACTTAAAAACAATAAAGGGACAGAAGATAATCGTGTCAGAAAACTCGATTACAGCATCCAGATTTCTAAACTCTTCTATGAGAGATTCATTAAGGATCAGGAGATTAGTCTCTTCTCTCCACATGACGTTCCAGGTCTCTATGATGCTTTTGGGACTGATAGGTTTGATCAACTATATCTGGATTACGAACAAGATGAGTCTGTTCCTAGAAAGACGATTGGGGGTCAAAATCTTATTCTAAGTCTTCTCAAAGAGAGAGCAGAGACTGGTCGTATCTACATTATGAACATTGACCACTGCAATTCTCACTCATCTTTCAAGGACAAGGTGAACATGAGTAATCTGTGTCAGGAGATCACCCTGCCAACAGATCCTATTAATCACATTGATGATGAAATGCCTGGTGAGATTGCACTTTGTATCCTGTCTGCAATCAATGTAGGCAAGGTCAAGTCTGATCATGAATTGGAAGAACTCTGTGATCTATCAGTCAGAGGACTAGAAGAATTGATTGACTATCAGGAGTATCCTGTAAGGGCAGCAGAGGTTGCTACAAAGGCACGTAGGTCCCTTGGAGTGGGATTCATTGGTCTGGCACACTATCTTGCCAGGTTGGGTTATAATTATGGTTCTCAGGAAGCATGGGATGCTGTTCATGGTCTGTCAGAGTCCTTCCAATATTATCTCTTGAAGTCTTCTAATCAGATTGCCAAAGAGAAAGGACACTGTGAATACTTTGGACGCACCAAGTATGCTGATGGCATCCTTCCAATTGATACATACAAGAAGGAAGTTGATGAAATTACCTCACAGGAGTTACAACATGATTGGGATGGCCTACGTGATTCTATCAACCAGTATGGTCTCAGACATTCAACCCTCTCAGCGCAAATGCCATCAGAGAGCAGCAGTGTTGTCTCAAACGCCACCAATGGAATTGAACCACCCAGAGACTATCTGTCAATCAAGAAGTCCAAGAAAGGGCCTCTTAAGCAGATTGTTCCACAGTATGCTACATTGAAGAATAACTACACACTTCTATGGGAAATGCCTGACAATACAGGTTACATAAATGTGGTGTCTGTGATGCAAAAATTCTTTGATCAGGCCATATCTGGTAATTGGAGTTACAATCCAGAGAACTATCCTGACAATGAAGTTCCAGTTTCTGTGATGGCAGGTGATCTTTTGACTACATATAAGTATGGTTGGAAGACTTCTTACTACCAGAACACCTATGACATCAAGACAGATGAGGTAGTTGAAGACAAGTCTAAATTAGATAATCTGTTACAAGAACTAAGTCAAGTCGAGGAGGGAGAGTGTGAATCCTGTGCAGTTTAAGGTGTCAACATTTAATGAAACAAAAGAAAAGAGAGAAGTGAAGGGGATGACTGTGTTCAACAGTCAACCTCATGATTACAAGAAACAACCCATGTTCTTTGGGCAACCTCTTGGTGTCCAAAGATATGACTCCTATAAGTATCCAATCTTTGAGAAACTGACCACTCAACAGTTGGGTTACTTCTGGAGACCAGAGGAAGTATCTCTGCAGAAAGATCGTGGTGACTATCAGACCCTAAGACCAGAGCAAAAGCACATTTATACCAGTAACCTCAAGTATCAAATCTTGTTGGATTCTGTGCAAGGTCGTGGTCCTGGTATGGCTTTTATTCCATACTGTTCATTGCCTGAACTTGAATCCTGCATGGAGGTTTGGGGATTCATGGAGATGATCCACAGCAGGTCATACACATACATCATCAAGAATGTTTATCCTGATCCAGCAGAGGTCTTTGATAAGATTCTATATGATGATCGTATTCTTGACCGTGCTGCCAGTGTGACTGGTGCCTATGATGAATTCATCAATGCTGCCCAAGAATATGGTGCTGGCAATATGTGGGAGTTGAATAATGAAGGACACCTCGCTGGTCAAACTGAACTCAGAGAAGTTAAGAGAAAACTTTACAGAGCTGTTGCCAATGTCAACATACTGGAAGGTATTAGGTTTTATGTTTCTTTTGCTTGTAGTTTTGCCTTTGGTGAACTTAAGCTTATGGAGGGATCAGCAAAGATTATCTCCCTTATTGCAAGAGACGAGAACCAACACCTTGCAATCACCCAAAACATTTTGAAAAAATGGAAGGATGGTGATGATCCTGTTATGGCAGAAATTGCCAGAGAGGAGGAGGAGAATGTCTATGCTATGTTTGATAAGGCAGTCAATGAAGAGAGAGCATGGGCAGACTACCTGTTTAGAGATGGAAGCATGATTGGTCTCAATGACACACTTCTTAAAAAGTATGTTGAGTGGACTGCCAATCGCAGAATGAAGGCACTTGGCATGAAACCAATGTATGATGTAGCAGCAAATGCTAATCCACTTCCCTGGACACAACACTGGATCTCTTCTAAGGGTCTCCAAGTTGCACCTCAGGAGACAGAGGTAGAATCATATGTTGTTGGAGGTATTAAGCAAGATGTCAAGAAGGACACCTTTGCAGGATTCTCACTCTAAAATAGAGGCAAAGAGACAAGACGACTGGTGGTTCCATGAGGAGCCACCTCTAAATAATGAGGAGAGTATTATGACTAAGTGGAAGAAGAAGGTAAAGAATATCCTGAGTACCCCAATCCCTGGACATATTGTGACAGGATCTTTGACGGGTCTCTTATTGGGGATAACTGGGGCTTTGTTTATCGTATTACCTGCAACCCCACAAAGAAGCAATACATTGGGAGAAAATATTTCTTTCAAAGACGAAAGCCTAGAAATAGTTCTGGTAGTGGAAGGAGGAGGAGAGTTACAAGTGAAAGCAACTGGCGCAACTACTATGGAAGTTCTGACGAGCTTAAAGCAGATGTTGCCAAATATGGGAGAGACGCTTTTACTAGAGAGATCTTATCCTTACACACCACACCAGGGCGTGTAAATTATGAGGAGACCAGGCAGCTGTTCTTACACAATGTGCTGACTGAGAGCTTGACAGATGGGACACCTGCATTTTACAATAGCAATGTCCTAGGACGTTATTACAGGAAAGACTATTTTGATTTTAGAGACACTACTGGCACTGACCCCAATTGACTACCATCACCTTGCACGCACTGTGCAGGTAGAAGCAGCACTTGGTACTATGGATGAGTACTGTGTCGCTACTTCAATTCTGAATAGAGTCAGGTCACCATACTTTCCCAATACTGTTGCTGATGTGGTCTATGCACCAAGGCAATATGAGGGTCTTACATATTACAGACCAGTTGCAAATCAATCATTGGTCAATGAAATGCAGTCAGAGGTAGGAAGACAAAGGTTCATTGAGGCATACTCTATCATTGGTGATAGAACAGACTTTAAGGGGCAATCTATGCTCTCTTACAGAGTATCAAGTGAAGATCCAATGTGTCATTCAAGAGGCAACTTTTTCCACTACCACTGGCAATCATGATTTTCAAGAGAATCAAGAAGAAAGTAAAACAGGTGTTTGAAACTCAAACCTCTCTGCTACAAAAGAAAGCAAACACATTCAAAGTTGAAGATGTTAAAGATGATCTGGAAGATGATTACACAGGGGTTCCCGCACCTGTAGTTGCACCTTCTGATCCTTGGTTTATTGATCCCCCACTAACTGAAAAGCAAATGGACTACATGGAAAGAGAGACAGAAATCAAGAAGAAGGAGAGTGTCAAGGAAGATCCAGACATCCATCAAAAGATGTATGAGATTGCTACAAAGAGTTGGAGCACAGTTCAGGTCAGTGACGAAGGATGGATGTCAGGCACTGGATATCAAGGTCAATTCAGAGCTTGACAACTCATTAAGCACCAAGTATATTATAAAAGTGGTTGAGAGACCACACTTTGGGCCATTAGTTAAGTGGATATAACCTCCGCCTTCTAAGCGGATATCCCAGGTTCGAGTCCTGGATGGCCTGTTGGAGAACTGATCATTCTCCTTAGGGTATGCCAGAATAACAGATGTGGTCATGCACTCTGTAATGGTGAAGTAAGT